ACAGCGCCATGAACTCCTTTATCTGCACCACGATCGGGCTGTCTGTGGTATATACCTCGTAGATCAGCGTATCGCCTTCGCGGCGGATGAACGGCGCAAGATGCTGCACGTCGGCCTCCGTTGTAACGATACTGGGCGGTCTTTTGTCCATCCGTGCGATCAGCGTGAAGCACGGGCGATCTATGGGCGCCCCCGCTGATGCGAATTGCGGGTTGAGTAGATAACGACCTTTACGGGCCGGTGTCTCCGAGCAACACGTAACGAGGCGGTGTTTTGGCGTGGGGGTTACAGTCCCGGCCGGCAACTCGACGGACGCGGTGCATCCATTTCCGTACTGCATATTCAGGAATCGAGGACGCACCAGTTGAAACCGGTCTTTCGTCGTGACGGTCGGGGCCGGCGCCTCGACGGGCGAGTTGTAGCCGTTGCCATAATATGCCGTCAGAAAATTGCCGGACACCAGTGAGTGGTGATCTACCGTCGTGATGGCGTGCGCCGGCCCGTCGATGCTGATGGCACGGTCGGCCGGTGATCCGCTGAAGTGCTTGGCAAGGAAACACGCCTTTGCCACGCCGAGCCTGCTCTGCACCGCAACCGTCGGGCATGGATCGTCGATGCCTGGTGCGACGTATTTGCCGCTTTGGCTCATGGAGTTGTATTTGACCATGAACGCCTCTTTGCCACCGGCGACGAACTTCACCAGCCCGGCGTGTATGCGCTCGAAGGTTGCATCCACCAGCGGCTTTTTGCGGCCGAATATGCTGGCGCCCTCGTCGTGCAAGTCCAGCACGTCACGAACCGGGCGCCACTTAGCGCGGGCGTCGAACAAGTTGGGGGCGGGCTTCTTGGTATGGGTGGGCGTCGGGAAAACGATGGGCAGCCGGCCGGCGGCGAAAATCCCGAAGAACCGGCGCCGGGAGGTGTAGGCCCCGAAGTCCGCCGAATCGAGGATGCGGTGGTCGAACCGATAGCCTCCGTCCGCGCAAATGCGATCCACCCACCGGCGGTAATGCTCGCCGCGATGGGCGGCATCGGGCACCCACACGGGGGCGATGGTGCGGCGCTTGTGTTTGCCGGTGCCCTCGGTCTTTATCGCCAGTGGACAGTATTCGCCATGACCGGCCGATGCCTCGACGACTTTCACCACGAGCGGCCCCCACGTCATGAACTCCTTGACGTTCTCGATTTGGATGTAGTCGGGCCGCAGTGCGTCGATGTAGCGGAAAAGGTGCTCGGCAAGCGTGCGGCTGTCTGCGTCGCGGCTTTGGCCGCCCTTAGCGATCGAGAAGTTGGTGCACTCCAGCGACGCCCACAACACCACGCGGGCGGCGGGGTATTGTTTCCGCATGGCTTCGACATGGGCCAGCATCCGGTCGAGGTTCAACGTGCGGATGTCTTCGACAAAGTGCAGCGCGTCGGGATGGTTGGCCGCGTGCGAAGCGATCGCGTTGGCATCGTGATTGACGCACGCGATCACCTTGGCGACCTGCTCGCCGTGCAACCGTGCCGCCTCAACGCCCGTAGATGTTCCACCGGCGCCGCAAAAGAGGTCTATGTACAGAAAGCGGATCATAGCGTAATGTTTTCAAACATCCCCAGCTCTTTGCTGCGGCGTCGGTTCTCGATCTCGATGTACTCGGGGTTCAATTCGAACCCAATGGCATTGCGGCCGAGTTTGTTGGCGACGATACGCGTAGTGCCGGAGCCGTTGAGTGGGTCGAGCACGAGGCCGCCAGCGGGACACCCGGCAAGGATGCACGGCACGATCAAATCCTCGGGGAACGTGGCAAAATGGGCCTCTTTGAACGGCTGCGGGGGAACTGTCCACACGCTTCGTTTGTTGCGCGTCATTGAAGCTTCCGGCGCTATCTCGGTGTATTCAATCGCTTCCGCACGAACGGAGCGATGGAATGATCCGTGCCCTCCTTTACCCGTGTCCCATCCTGCCGGCTTGCGCTGCCGGTTCTTGCCGACGTTCGGGCGGTTGATCAGGTTTTTGCCATCCTCGAATTTCGATTCGTTCCACCCGGTCGCCGGCTCCTTGATCGCCTCGGCGTCGAAGTAGTACTTGGCCGATTTGCTGAACAGGAAAATATACTCGTGTGCTTTCGTACATCGGTCTGTGACGCTCTCGGGCATCGGGTTCGGCTTGTGCCAAATAATGTCCTGACGCAAGTACCAGCCGTCAGTACGGAGGGCGAACGCCAGCATCCACGGGATCCCGATCAGATCTTTATTTTTCAGATTTTTGCACTCCAACCTGAATCCGGGTTTTCGAACTGGCTGGCATCGGTGTCCGGCGTAATCCGTTTGTGCGTTTTTTCGGACAGCATTGCCCTTGTAGGAGTTGTAGCTATCGCCCATATTCACCCACAACGTCCCCTCTGGCTTGAGCGCACGCCGCAGTTCGCGGAATACCGTCACAAGTTGATCGATGAAAACCTCCGGCGTTTCTTCCAGCCCGATCTGACCATCCACGCCGTAGTCGCGCAGACCGTAGTAGGGCGGAGAGGTGACGATGCAGTCCACGCAATCGTCCGGCAGTAGTCGGGCCGCTGCAAGTGCATCCATGTTGTAGGTGGTATTGATTTGCATAACTTTCGTTTTATCGGTTTGAAGTCAGCCGAGCCACCAGCGCGGCGCATTCGTCTTTTGTGCGGGGCAACTCGATCGTGGTGGTGCGGCCAAGGTCGGCAAACAGGCGCTTCAGCATCTTGATGCGGAGCTTGCCCTGCTGGGTGGCCACGCCCTTGGTGTCGATCGCCATGTCGTAATCCGGCAGGTAGAAGTCCAGCGTGTAGGTGATCGCCCGAACGTTCTCCCCGTTGTAGGTGAACGGCTCTTGCAGGGTGTAGCGCTTTTGAAACAGAAAGCCTATTCCGTGCGATTTCAGCAGATCGTGCATGTAGCGTTCGAGCCGGCTGTCGAAGATTACCCCGTTTTCCTCGGTTTTCGTCGCGTTTAAGACCTTTCGATTGCCGATCGGTGTAGTTATACCATTTCGGGGGAGATCGCCGGAAATAAGCCGTCTAAATTCGCTTGCGGTCATCGTGTCGGTGTTGTCGGTCGATCTTCGTCTCATGCTTGTATTGCGGCTATGTCGATTTTACGCATCCAGTACTTCGTGCCGTCGGGCATTGCGAGGAACTGGAAATCGTCCCACGCCCCCCGGCCTCCGTCCACCTCGGCGATCACCTCGTTGTACGTGTATTTGCGGCCCGTGTCGGCTTTGCGGCTCTTGATGATGATGTCGTGAGCCACGAACGAGGCAAACGTCGAGTATGCGGATTTGTTCTTGTACGCCCCTTTGTTGTCCATTGCCGCGATGATGCGGTTTATATCCTCGGCACTGAACTTGGCCAGAATGTCGCGGGCCTGCTCCTCGGTGATCGGCTCTGCCATCGCTGCGATTTCGGGATAGGCCGAATCGAGCCAGTCGAGGAACTCGGCGGTTTGGTTTTCCCCCACACCCCCTTTCCATGTAGGGATTACTGTGTGTGTATTACTCTTACTGTTACTCTTACTGTTAAAAAAAGGAAATTCGCCGATAATTGACGAAAAACCTTGTTTCCGCCTGTTTTCGGCGTCGAAAACTCCCGCCGGCTCTGTTTTTTCAACATTTTCGGCGTCGAAAATCATTTCATTTTTGGGGTTTCGCTCCTTTTTCGTTGTGTTTTCGCTTGTTTTCGGCTCATTTTCGGCGTCGATAATTTCCGCGCCCCCTGCGTCTGTTTTGCTTTTTGCCTTATTATCAAGGAAAAGCAAATCGCGCTCGCGCTTTAATAGCAAAGGTTTCAGGCCGTTACGGTGTTCGGTGGAGAAAATAAACCCATCTCCGATTTCCAACAGGCCGATTTTGACAGCATATTCTACTATCGCTATCAGATCCTCCGGTTCAACGTCGTAATCGGCCGCCAGCAACTCGACGGTCACATCGTCCCACTTGATGCGGAACAAATCGCTACTGGTCAGCGTTTCCTGCAAATAAGTCCATACCGCATACCCCAAGTGTGAAAACTTGCGCCGAATGGCCTTTACCATCGGTTTGTTTCGTTCGTTTACGTCGTGCGGAAACCAGTCCGCATTTAGTTTTCTCGGTCTTGCCATAATTTCCCAACCTTAAAATTTTATTACTCATTTAATTTTCGGAATCCAATTCCCACAGTAATTGGAGCAGTGACGAGCTTCGAAATAGCTTTCGGGAACATCGGGGTGTTCGCATTCACCATACCCGTTGGCGTCTTCATACTTGAAGCAATCGCACGATCCGCACACCTTGGTTCCGTTCTCCGTCACCCTGTTGTATTCCGTATCGATGTCGGCGGAGGACCCGGGGCATGTGTCTGTCTTATTCATTATCGTAATATCTTAAGAAATCAAAAAAATCCGTACATTCGCATCCGCTCTCAGTATTGCCTCGCTCGCCACATATCTGCAAGCAAAACGCCCTCTTCATTCGTTCCCGCGCATCTTTCTCGGCAAGTTCCACGGCTTTGTAAGCATCATAAATACCGACAACCGCCCAGCCGCAACCATCTTTATCTACCAGGTTCGCAGCGGCCATTTCGTTCTTGTCGATAAATTCCTTTGCTTTTTCGCTTTTCATATCGTGGTTTTTATGGTTAAAATGGAAAATCTCGTTCCTCCTCCGTCCGGCGCTCCCTGCACGTGCTTTCGAGCCTGGCGGACAAATAGAGCGGGTCATATAGACATCCGATCCGCTTGGCGACCCACAGCGGCACCCGCCCGTCGCCGATGTACGCCGCCGTGATCGCGTCGCACAGCTCGCATTCGTCGTGCTTGATGCACCGATCGCAATTCTCGGCGTCCCAGGCCGCCAACTCGCTGCGGTTGCCGAACGTCCTTACGGGCGTGTCTTTTTCAAAGGGGTGGTTGTTCCATTCCATAATCGGGGATATTAGTTTGCCAAATACAGCCGTACACGGCCATCGATGTAAAACTGGATCCGCAGCCCCAGCGCCTCCAATACATCCGCATAATTCTCGCGGATATAGTGGGCTGCCCGAGGGTCTGAAACATAATCGCGATAACGGATCACGATACGGCGCAAATCTCGCACATTGTCGGTATCAACAATATCATCGAACGAGGAGGTGCAATACTTGTAAAATCGGCGATGTACCTCTTTCGCCGCGTCCTTCATTTGCTCGAAAGTCAGTTCCATTTCATACGGTTTTTATGGATGATCCTTTCCGCCCATCCACTCGAACGGATCGGGCATACAGTCCAATTTTGCGCGATCATTTACCGGAGACTTTTCACGACGATGCAACCCTTGCCGATATATCATCATCTCTATGCTGGCAACCGATCGTCCGTACTCCTCGGCGATTGTCTGCACATCCACGCCGGACAGATAGCGGGCGATTACGTCCTGCACGTCGCGTTTGTCCCATCGTTTACGCCTGATTTCCATCGTTGCGGATTATTCGTGGTTGTCGAACCAGCTGGCGCGGTTCTGCGTAGCAGCGACCAGCTCAATTTGGGAGCGCTTAATCCGGCACTTGCTGTTGCGGGTTCCATCTTTGATTATCTCAATTAGTCCTTCAGCGGCCCATCGATCGACCGTACCGCGACCATATCGTTTGTAGGCTTGTGTAATCGTCAAATAAGGTTTCAATAGCCCGCCCTCGACGGCAAACCTGCTGACGACCACATCCATGACCGCCTCAAGCTGCTTTAGCTGTAATCTGTCTATTGGTTGCTGGTTCATGGTATTACGATTTACGGGTTACTTTGATAACGCCGGTTCCCCTCAACGCGGATACCGACAATTTGATGTTTTTACCCTTGCAGTAGCGGCTGGCGTTGGCCCGCACGCTCGATTCGGTAAACTCGGCAACGCTGAACTCGACGCTTTCGCCAAGCCTCAACGCGGCAAAGGTTTCGGCAAAGTTTACGGTTCGGACTAATTCGGCCATAATTGAAAATTTGTTTATGTTTCGCTCCCGCGCCGGTATCGCTCCGGGCAACCGCTTGACGGTTCGCGGGAAAACACTAATTTTGAGCTACCAACCAAAAATTAAGTGTTATGTATGATCAAGAACCTGAAGACTGGATCAGCGAACACCGGAAAGAAATTGATGAAAAAGTCCGGCAAATTGCATCGGCTCGATTGCGATACATCTCTGATCGTGAAAAACATCGAAAAGAAGAGCTACAACATAAGCATAATCGAGAATTATGGGGTTTTATCATTGCCGTTATCGCATGTCTGGCCACCGTTCTCGGTGTGTTGTTGTCTATTCTCCGCCACTGATATTTGCGATGCCCCGGCCTTTAACCGTCGAATGAAATCGGCCTCTATCTTATCCGCCTGCCGGATCAAAATCTCCGTATAGCTTTTTACAAAATCGGCCATTTCCTTGTTCGCATCTTGTAGATAACACTCGTCCGTTTTATCCTGTCGATAGATGTAGAAAATCGTGGCTATGCTCGCGCCGACGATCGCAGCAGCAACGGCGATAATAACTATTGATGTCATGGCTATTCGTCTTTTAGGAGTTCGGGGTTGTCGTGGATGTTGCCGACGAGAAATCCGAGACACGGATTAAAACCACACATATCGGGGTTATTTATGTGGAGTTCTTTCAATAAAACATAGCCAAATCCACCCTCTGTATTATTCCATGAAACAACATAGTAGTGTAAATGTTTCGGGTCTATTCCGGCGGTGTTTACCAAAAAGGCGTATTCGTCTTCTGCATATTTGTTTGAGAAATGCAACACAATATCCCCCTCGTAAATCTCTTTACCGTGTTCGTCTTTCAGCCCCGTGTACTGGCCGACGGTGGAGGGATCGACCCGAACCCAGTATTCCAATTCTTCGCTCCAAATGAGGGTTGCCTCATTGCGCGTATCGAACCACAAGGAACCGAATACCCATTTCCTTTCTGCGATACCTATACCTCTGTACCTAATCTCTCTCATAATTTCGTTTATTTGATTATATTTGTAATTACTATTGCAATGACAATGCAAATATAGCGAATTAAATAACCAATTTCCAAATAAATGGCAAACAAAATAACTGAAATAAAGGAAAGGGTGTTGCAAATTGCTAAATATCACGGAGTTAGTTATGAGAAATTTTCAAAGGAAATAGGAATGTCTTATGCGAGTTTCAAAGGAAAGGCGAAATTTACGCCATTGAACTCGGATGCAATAGCGAATATTGTCACTATTTATCCAGATGTGGATTGCTATTGGCTTCTTACCGGAAATGGACAAATGCTTAAAAATAATGAGGCCTCCGCAGAAAAAAATGATAAAAATTCGGAACGAATCGATAAATTATTGGATATTGTTGCTTCCCAGCAAAAGACCATCGAGGAGCTGACGAAGAAAGTGGGAAACGCTGCACCCCTCCGTGCTGCTTCGGCGGGGGTATAAGATTGCAGCGAGGCAGCGAGAGGGATGGCGCCCTTGATATGGCGATTGCCGCCAAACCGCCAACAGAATTTGATATAATGCTATTTCACGCTTTTGCAGAATAAAAACCATTAAAAAATTATAACTATGAAAAAATTATCAATCATTGTAGGGTTATTCTCGGTATTGTCTATTTTCATGATGTCCTGCGGGGGGGGGGACAACTACCAGTCAAGAGAAGATTAACATACAAACTCGAATTGAGAGTGAACACGCTGTAGATAGCTTATATAGTTATTTATTACAAAATATAAACATGCAGGAGGGTATGGAAATTAAGGTAACCGAATTTTCTCCAAAAGCCTGTACCATGCAAATAACAGTACCCGAAGAAATCGGTGCAAGGGGAGCAGATGTTGTCGGCACAGGTATTTGTGTCTTGGCTACAAAATGGTTAGCCGCAAAAAAATATGACATCAGTTTGGGTAATATTTTTGTTCGCTGCTCTGTTATTAGCCCCTATGTCGGTATAACAGCACAACCGGATATGTTCACACATTGGGGGCGTGCAGTATATGACCCAAATATTGACAATGTAAAATGGACTTGGTCCAAGGCGAAATAATATCGGGAGGCAAGTTTGAATACAAAAAATCCCCGGCGTGATCCGGGGGGGGTGTTTTTCGTCTATCTTTGCACCCGGACCTCAACTGAATGACATTGTTTCACGCATTTTCAGAATAAAACAATAAAAATATGGACTTCAAAGACCAAATCAAACAATTAAGCGAGCGTGTAGTCAAACTCAAAGACAACATCCAGACGGAGGAAGCCACCAAAACGGCTTTCATTATGCCGATGATCCAGGCATTGGGTTATGATGTATTCGATCCTACCGAAGTCGTGCCTGAGTTCACTTGTGATTTGGGCATCAAAAAAGGCGAAAAAATCGATTACGCGATCCACAAAGACGGTCAGCCTATCGTACTGATCGAATGCAAGCATTGGAAAGAGGATCTGAACTCCCATAACGGACAGCTGTTCCGTTATTTCCACGTTTCGAACGCTCGTTTCGGCATTCTGACCAACGGCGTCGTCTATCGTTTCTACACCGATTTGGTCGAGAAGAACAGGATGGATGAAAAACCGTTCTTCGAGTTCAATATGGAAAAATACCGGGAATCGCAGGTGGAAAAGCTACGGGAGTTCCACAAAAGCTATTTCGACATCGAAACGATCCTCAATACGGCCAGCGAACTGAAATACACGAACGAAATACGTAACGCCATCGTCAAGGAGGTGAATGATCCGAGCGACGAGTTCGTCAAGTATTTCGCGCGTCCGGTCTATCCGGGCCGTTTCAACGACGTCGCTTTGGAACAATTCCGAGCTATCGTTAAACAGGCTTTCGCTCAATATGCAAATGATTACATGAACGAACGCCTCAAGTCGGCTATCGGAGCCGATACGGTAGTAGAAACCCGGGCCGAACCTAAATCCGAGCCTGCATCACCAGTGGCAGCGCCCTCTGAAGAACCGGTGTGCGAATGTGAAAACAAGGTCATTACGACGGAAGAAGAGATACAAGGTTTCTATATCGTTCGGGCCATTCTTTATCCGGAAATCGACGATATTTCCCGCGTGGTACACCGTGACACGCAATCCTATTTCGGAATCCTGCTCGACGATAACAACCGCAAACCGATATGTCGCCTGCATTTCAACACGGGTAACAAATACCTCGAAACTTTCGATGCAGAGAAGAACGGCACGAAACATCTGCTCGAATCGCTCGACGACATCTACAAATACCGCACGGAAATAGTCGCTGCCTGCAAGATGTATTAAACAAATTTCTGCCAGATTAAAAAAGCCCCGGATCGCTCCGGGGTGTCGTTTTTCATCTATCTTTGTAACCGGACCTCAACTGAATAACAACGTAAGAATGGAATTACAACCTATCCAAAGCAAGATTTACGAGATACGGGGCCAGCGGGTGATGCTGGATTTCGACTTGGCTGAACTCTACGGCGTAACTACCGGCAACCTCAATAAAGCCGTAAAACGGAATATCGAACGATTCCCGGAGCGCTTTATGTTTCAATTGACCCAATCGGAGGCTTTAAGATTCCAAAATGGAACCTTAAACGAAACTACAGGTAAAACCAAGCGAGGCCAACATTTCAAATATATGCCTTATGCCTTTACCGAACAAGGCGTATCTATGTTGTCGGCAGTATTGCGTAGTCCTACCGCCGTGCAGGTCAGCATATCGATTATGGACGCATTCGTGGCGATGCGGAACTACATCACCACGACGACGCAGATAACGGCGGAACTGTCCGAAATACGGGCAAAGCTGGCATTGTTGGAACGTGCTGACGAAGACAATGCCGAAGCGGTAAACGATCTCTCGGAGGATATGCGTAAAGAACTTGACAACATTTATCAGGCTATCGCGGCGCTGTCGATCAAGGTGCCGCAGGCCCGCAAGTCGCCCCAGCCGATCGGCTTCAAGCGCACGGAATCGGACGGAAACAAGTAAAGATTTCGAGATTATTGTAAATTCTTCAAATACTTTCATATTTTAACAAAAAATCCCCGGAGTGATCCGGGGTGTCGTTTTTCCTCTATCTTTGTCGATGTTGTCCTTTCGACCTCAACATGAATATCAAATATACATATGACGCAGAAACAAGCCATACAATTATTTGAAGAGCGCAAGGTGCGCACCGTATGGGATGACCAAACGGAGGAGTGGTATTTTTCGATCGTGGATGTCGTCGGTGTATTGACCGACAGCGTGAATCCTACGGACTATATCAAAAAGATGAAGAAGCGCGACCCGGAGCTATCCAAAGGGTGGGGACAAATTGTCACCCCCCTTTCCGTGCAGACTGCTGGAGGTCGCCAACGGGTGAACTGCGCCACGACGCAGGGGATGTTCCGGATCATTCAGTCAATCCCCTCTCCGAAAGCGGAGCCGTTCAAACAGTGGATGGCGCAAGTTGCCAGTGACCGCCTCGACCAAATGCAGGACCCTGAATTATCGATTCAGCAGGCAATGGCCGATTATAAGCGGTTAGGGTATTCGGACAATTGGATCAACCAGCGTTTGAAAGCGATCGAGGTTCGCAAAGACCTGACCGATGCGTGGAAAAAGCGAGGGGTGCAGGAGGGCCAGCAATTTGCCACACTGACCGACATAATCACGAATGCGTGGTCTGGCTTCACCACCCGTGAATACAAGGCATATAAAGGGTTGCGGAAAGAAAATTTGCGGGATAATATGACCAACACAGAACTCATCCTCAACATGCTTGCGGAGGCTTCGACAAAGGACATAACCGAAGCAACCGACCCTCGGACGCTTGCAGCACACAAAGCGGTCGCGCGACAAGGCGGCACAATTGCCCGCAATGCCCGGCTGGAACTCGAAGCAAGAACCGGCCGCAAGGTGGTTTCTCCGTTGAATGCACATCAGGTATTACAAATCGAGAAGATGGACGAGGCGGAATTACAGGCCGAAGATGAAGAATAAAAAAGCCCCCGGAGTGATCCGGGGGCTGCCGTTTCCAAATAGGTCGTCGTCAAACAATAACTACCGGTAACAGCAATTCGTCACAATACAATCGAATAGAACGGCGCCGCGAATTTGTGTAACGCCTCGATAATCTTACGACGTTGTGCCGGGCGTGGTTTACTTTTATCATTGGCATAACGTCCTAACTGGGCGGCCGGAATGCCGGTCAATTCCGCCAATTTGGTGTCCTTGATATACTCTCGTGCATATTTCAATGCGCTAACCGCGTCATACTCCAGTTCGATCTCATACGCTCCGTCCAAATATGCCTTGTAGGGAAAACCCATCTCTTTGGCCGTTTTGATATAGAGTGCAACGCCCTCTTTCATGTCGGCAACGGCCGCCTTGACGGTATCGCCCATTCCGGCAAACATATCTTTTTCCATCATGGCCGAAATCGTTCCGTCCGATGCCCATTCGATGATAACCTTTACCTTTTCCATAAGTCGTGTGTATTTATTTCGTTTCCGGTTGCCCGGGGAGGGGGCTTATTTCAGCCCCATCTCCCGGATAAACCGCCGTGCTATTCCTGAACCCATTTCTTTCGAACCGTGAAAAGGAACCGAAACCGTTTTGCCATCCTTTTCATAAATTATGTGGCTCCCTGCCTGTCGGATAGATCGCCATCCGTTTTTTAGGATTAGGCGGTGCAACTCACTTGATTTCATATTACCCTTTGTTATTGTTTGACAGTACAAAGATAATGCAAAATATATCATTATCCAAATAAATAGTATATTATTTTATACTTTCATAGATAATAATTAGTATTTACTTTTCACGTAGTCCAAAACAATGCGGTTGTTCGTGTCGTTGCGCGTGAACCGGCGGTGAATGTACCCCCGCGTGGTCTTAAGGCTTTTGCCGCTTTCGAAGCCGGAAGCCACCCCAACGTGATTAAGCGCCAGCGCAATGTCAGTTTCCGAAATCCCGCACTCTTCGGAGGCAAGGGTAGCCCAGGTATGGCGCATATAATAGGTACTTAAAGGCACATCGATTTCCAAGTGCGCGGCAAGTTGTTTGCAGCCTATGTTGATATTACGGTTAAAGTCCCGGAAATTAGCGTACATTTTATAGAACGAGAACAACCGCCGTTTGTCGTGATCTCGGTACTTTTCAATCAGCGACAGCGCCTCCGGTTCGATCTTCACGGACATCAACGCCTCGTCCTTACGGCGGTTAGCCGTCTTTTGGCGGTGGTAGGTGATCCGATCCTCCACGATCTCGGCATCGTCTCCGAACAGGTCGGCGGTGTTCATGGCCAACAAGTAGAACGAGAGCGCCAGCACGTCCCGCGCCAGCTGCATACGCTTGCCCGGGACCGCCTCGGCTTTCAGGATCTTCACGAGGTCATCCTCGGAAAGATCGCGTTTCTCCGGTTCCTCTTTCACCTCGACCTGCAATTTCTTGCTGCCGAACGGCCGGTGCGTGATCAGGACCGCCTCGGCATCCTCGTCGTTGTACTTATCGCAGGCCGCATTAAAAAGGGTTTGCAGGTCGGCCAAATAGTCCTTTGCCGTTTGCGCTTTGCACCCGGGGCGCCGCACCGTCACCTCTTTTCCGTGCTGGTTCGTTCGTGTCTGCTCGTGCGGTTTCTGCATATACTCGACGAATCCCTGCAAGTTCTTAACGTTGATTTCCTTGACGAATACGGTGGAACGCCCGAAATAGTCGGTTAGGTTGCGAATGACGGCCTCAAATCGTCCGGCCGTCCCATTACGTCCCTCGGCCCTCAACGCCTTAATATGGCCCTCGCAAAAGGCAATGAAGTCGATGCCCGCACCGCCGTCCGTCGTCGTGTACTTTTCGATATAGTCCGCCAACTCGCGGGCCGTGTATTGCGAGAGATTCGAACCGAGGTTCCGCAGCAGGATATTTTCATACTCGATGATGTCGCGGTCGATCAGTCGCACAACCTCGGTGTCCCTGATGGTTTTGAAGTCTGCCGTGATTTGCTTGCGCGAAACATAGACGTCGGTACGCAGATAAACCGACTGTCGGTTATGCGTTAGACGAATCGACACGCGAAATTTTCCATCACGGCGCTGGTGATGCTTGAATACGGCGATTTTGTAGGTAGGCATAATATGTACGTGCGTAAAATTTTCGTAAAACAAACGTACATATTTTTACTTAAATATGTGCAAAAGTATGCAGAAAAAGAAAAACCACCTCACCGGTGGTTTTCTCAAAAATACCCTCTATATGCGTTTAGGGCGGTTTTTTGTTTGGTGGAGAATACGAGGCTCGAACT